ATTAACTGCATAAACAGAGCCATTTTTATAAATCATACATTTCATTTGTGTCACATCAGAAGAAGTATTAATACCCCATGATGCAGTAGTAGAATAATATCCTACTTCTGTAGGTGTAAATCTATCTGAGGCATATTTAGTATCGCTGTCTAATACTTCATTGTTAAATGTTAATTTTGTTGCTGTACCTGTAGCAAATGCTTGTCCTGAATCAGTTTTTTGTGCAAAAAAAGCAGGTTTGTTAGTTCCACCAACACCTGATAAAAAATTTGCTCTAGTCATTTTTTTATTTGCTGTGGCAGAGGCATCATATATTAAAATTTCGTCTGCATCATTAGCTGAAGTTTCTGCTGCTGTGCCTGTAATATCTATTGAGACTGAACTATCAGTCCAATCCACAGTATTTGCAGTTGAATTAATTGTTCCTAGAGAAATATGCCCTGCGCCATCATATAATTTTAATATCCATGCAGTTGCTCCACCTGAAGTATCTATCCATAAACTACCTTGTGCTAAACTTGCAGGAGCAGAACTTCCTATGTGAGATGAATTAATTGCTCCTAGAATATTATTTAATTCTGTTCTAAAAGCTGAAAAACCTTGATTTGCTATTGATACATCTGATACTTGACTCATTTTAATCCTTTACTTTTTAACTTGCACTTTTTAACCCATAACCTTGTGCTAAATAATCGAATGTACGATTTATACCACTCCCACTTGAGTTTGTAAATGCTATACTGAAACCTGTAGCAGATTTGCTAGAAATTGTAAAGGTATCACCTGTTGCCATATTTTGAGCAGCAATACCAATAGCAGGAGTAGCATAAAATCCATTTGCGAAAGTCACAGCTTTTGTTCCTGTACCACTTACGATATCTCCAGCACTATCAATTCTTTTTTCCATATCTACTGATATTGAAATTCCTGAAACAAATGCTCTTGTTTTATTATTTTTATTTGCAAGTCTAAGTTTGAATTTAAAGTATCTACCTTTATATGTAGAGGTTGTATTAAATTGTTGAAAATCTGTAGCGTCACCTAATGAACTTGTACTTGTTGCTATTTGTAATTGAGCAGTAGCATTTGTTGGGTCATTCCCATCAAAAGGCGCTCCTGCATCATCAAATAAACTAACACCACGACCACTATCAAATTGGTCGTATGGGTCTTCAATTTGATTAATTGTAATATTTTTAGTGAATGAAATATCGTATATACCTGATAGAGATAATGTCTGATTTAAAGTATAAAAACCTTCATTATCAATATTATCATCTGCGCCGCCTAAATCAAAATCACCTGAAGCACTATCAAAATTACCTGTAGTATCATCAAAATCTGTAATGGTATCTAATACAATAGAATTAGTCCCTGATGAGTCAGTTAATGCTACATCTGAATCAAAAGTTCCTGCTGTAATATCTTCTGTAAGTGTTTGAACATTATTATAATTTTGTAATGAACTTATATTAGAATAAATAATTGTTTCATTATTACTTTCATTTCCTAATTTATCTACTGCCTTAATTAAATATGCTCCTGTCCTAGCGTTCGTAGTAATTGTATTTCCTGATGCTCTTGGTACTTGAAGCCAATTAACAGATTGATTCCATTGTGCTGAACTTGAAACATTTTGATAGCGTATTTCATAAAAGGCAATATCTAGGTCAGTATTAGCGTCCCAATTCAATTGCATTTGGTCAGACCCTTGCATATTAACAGAAAAGTTTTTTACATCATTTGGTGGCTCTGTTGCACCAATAATAGTTCTATTAGCACTAGCATAGGAAGAACTTACACCTAAACTATTGATTGCCTTAACTCTCACATTATAAGTACCTGCATCAACCACATTAAGCATTTCATAATTTAATTGTGAGCCAACAGCTAAAATCTTATAATCACTTTCTGTGCTTAGTTTAACTTCTACTTGATATTGTGCTGTAAATTGGTCAGGACTTGCACCTACTAATATATTTAATCTAGTTAAAACAACACCTTCTGAATATTCTATTAATTCGTCTGTTAATGTGACACTAGCAGGTGCTTGAACTGTAAATGGATTAGGAAAAGTTGTATCAGGTATATCGGCAACTTCTGATTTTTCAGCAAAAGTGTACCAGCTATCTTGGTGTTCAATAAGTGATAATCCTACTGTAAAATTTGAATTTAAACTCATTCCAACTACTCTAAATGGTTTTGCACTAAATCCTGTTATAGCATGAGTCACATTAACTATATCACCAATGGCTAAATCAAATGCTTCATAATTAGCTGTGACATCTAAGGTTAAATTATTCCTAGACCTATTTAAAACTATTTCAGCGAACTCTAATGCTTGATATGGACTTGTAATTGTTGGTAAATCAATTGTACCTTCTTGTAAAAAACCACCATCAGCAGTTTTTAAAGTTTGGTGGTCACTATCACTTTCAGGGTAAACAATAGTATCTGCTTGATAGTTTTTACTTGGATTAATAAATGAAGCTGAAACTCTATTAAAATTTTCATTCTTTCTTTGTGATTGAACTTTTATACCACCAATGATTTTATCTTCATTAAGTGTAATAGCTGCTGTTCCTGTTGTTTCTATAAGAAGTTTATATTTGCCTTGCGTATAAGGTAAAAAACCTCTCATTCCTTTTACTAATAATTTCACATTATCAATAAGTTTTTTTGAAGTATCTAATACAAAATTACAGTCAAATAAGTTTATATTACTACCTCCTGAATATGGTGAGACTTGTGTTGTTGCGACTGTACTTGCTGTATAAAAACTAGGAATGTCAATATCAGCTATTGCAATTCCTTTTCCATATCTAGTATTTGTTAAATAGTCTAATAGACACCAAGCAGGATTGCTTGAAAATGCAGCAGATTGAGCAACAGAACTTGAATTATAGGCAACAACTTTTTTACCCTGTACTGTCGCCTGTATTTTTGGAATACCTGAAAATTTGTCTTGGTCGTATGTAATTTTAAAAGCAATATAAGCAATACCTGATAATTTGTGATTAGTTCCCCAACTACTTAATCCTGTTAATAATGAAGCAGCAGCTTGACCATCTGTGCCATAAAAAGGTTGAACTTGAATTGTAGTACCAAACCTACTGTCATTAGATGTTATTGTTGTTCCATTTGCTATAGAAGCAGAAAAAGTCACATCATCATCATCAAATTTAATTCCTGTGATAGCGTTTATTTCACCTTCACATAAAACTAAAACACCATATAAGTATTGATTATCATTTCCTGAAGATTCTAAAAATACCCTTGTTCCACCTACTAATCTAGTACCATAAATTACAGGGATATGAGCATTATTAGATTGTTTATTTAATAATACTCCTTGTGCTTGTTGATTAGCGAAATCGTTGCTGAAATCAGGTATTTCAGGCATTGGTATAAGCCATGAAATAAACTTATTGAACACCTTACCAATAGATTCAACAATACTACCCATTCCAATACTCCTTTGTTATAAAAGATTTTTCTATAATACTTTTATCCTTAACTCTTAACCAATGCAATTTTTGATTTAAACCAAAATGCTCAATAGCTTGTTTTTTTAACCATTTAGAAAATAGTCTAGTTTCAAAGCTAAGATAATTAATTATCCATATATTTTTTCCACAATCCCATTCAAACCTATTAATAATAGCAGTTTCCATAAATTTATTTTGTATATTATTATTTAGATACGCCCAATTAATAAAACCCACAATAGAATTACTATCTCTTAATATTTCATATTGATTATTTTCATAGCAAGGCAATAAGTGGTGTTCTATAGTTTCACTAGATTCATTTTTATATCTATCAAATAATTTGTAATAAGAAACAACTTCATTAATCATTTCCTTCCCCACAAAATATCTTGAACAGTTAAGGCAGCAAATTCCATACCTACATCTGAACTAAAATATTTCTGTTGACTTCCATTATTTGTTATTCTTCCTGAAATTCTACTAAAGTCTGAAAAATGAGAAGTACAGACTAGATTTAATGTACCTCTATTAGTATCAATACTAAAACTTTCTATATAACCTCTATCAAAATTAAATGTATCAATTAATGCTTCTGAACTATTTAATAATCCAACATCAATAGTCACTTCATCATTTGATACATTATTGTTTAATACTGTTGAAACAAATGTGTTATCAACTGCTGATAATTCTATTTGAAAGTTTGAAACATTAATTTCTGAACTTTCTGATTTACTTGATATTTTTAATAAATGGCTACTAGAAGAAAATGTATTACCACCTGTAGTTATGTCTTTATAATGATTAGTAATTCTTACAACAGAAGCAAATCCTAATGTCACTAACAAACATGGTATGATAGTTTGATTGGCTAATTCTGTTTTGAGAGCAGACGATAAACCTCTAGCCATTAGATTGCCTCAATAAAATCTAATTCAAAAGTATATTGGTCTTTAACACTTGTCTTAAATGTTTGTAAATCATTTTGTAATCTAACAGTAAATTGAATACCATCATAAGTCACACCTTCATTATTAGCTAAATTACTTCTAATTGGTGGCTCTATTGTGACTGTTGCTTCGTTGCTACCATCTGCTGTCACATCTGCTACAACCATATAAACTTTGGTATGACTAGCAAACTTAATAAAATCCCCTGCTTTTAATGTTCCTGTCATAGCGTCTATTGCTATTGTAGTATCTCCTGCTGTATGTGCGCCATTAACTAATACTGTTCCTGATACATTCCCTTTAGCATCTTTTAAATCAGGTAATGAAATTTGGAATGTTTCTTTTTGACTTCTTTGTTTCATAATAAAAGCTAACACAGGAGAAAATGTGGCTCTAGTCATTGTTGGGAATGAAGCAGTAAATACAAATCTTTGACCATCAACTTGGGTAGCAAACATTTTTCCACTATCTGTAGTAGAAGTAATTGTTTTTAATTCGCTTGTAAATCCTATTGAATTAAATTCAGGTGAAGTTGGGAATGTTCCACTCATACTAGTGCTTCTTTTCCTTGACTATTTAAAGCATCATTAATTACATTAACTATTGTGCTTCTGCGTTTTCTTAATAAATCATCAAATCCCTGTGTATCGTTAGCATGAATATTTACATTGACTACTGTACCACCACCTAGTCTATCATTAGGTATTATTGTTCCTGATTGATTAGGTATAAACATTTCTTGTCCTTGTTCACCAACCATATATGGTCTTCCTGATGTGACTTCACCACCTGTTCTTCTTCCTGTATAATTTGTACTTGCTATTGTCGCAACATTCGCAGCAGTTAAAGCACCAATCATAATAGCTAATGGTATGCCAAAAGGACCAAGAGCCAACGCTTTTTGAACACCTGAAACACCATCAATAATTGCATCTTTAATTTTAAATGCTTTATTTAATTGGAATAGTGCTTTGTTATGACCTGATAAATCTTCTAATGCACTTCTCATTCCTGCTTTTGCTATTTTATCTTTATCTTCTTGTGTTGCATTTTCTAGGTCAATTTCTGCTATTTTTCCTCCCCTAGCTAAATCAATTTGTTTTTGAATACCTTTTCGTTTTTCTTCTTCTATTTTATCTCTTTTATCCAATAGTTTTTGTCTAAATTGGTCTTCTAATGCTAGTTCTAAATCATGTAATTCTTTAATTTTTTCAACTGTTAAATCTTTATTTTCATCTAAAAATTTTGCAATCATAACTAAATCGTCAGCATGATGTTTTGCAAGTAATTCTTCTTCTGACATTATTTTTTCTTTTAATCTTTCTATATCTTTAGAAAAAGCTATCTCTTTAATTTCTTCTTCTTTTTCTAATGATGTTGATGTAATCTTAAATCTATCTGATTCAAACCTCATTGTTAATTCTTTTATTGCTTCTAATTGTTCCTCAACTTTTTTTATTTGCAAATCAAAACTACTTGTATCAACTTCACCTACAATAGGTTTAGTACCATCTAGTCGAACATTTGTACCTAATTCTGCATCTTTTTTTTGTTGTCTTAAAACTTCTAATTGTTTTGCTAATTGTTTTGCTGCAAGGTCTGCTGATTTAAAATCTGTTATTGTACTAACTAAACTTCCATCTGTTAATTCTTCTTTAAACATTTTAAACTTTTGTGTTAATAGAGTCATAGCACCAATAAAAACAGCTATACCACCAAAAATAATATTAGCTTTGGTTGCTGTATTAAATGTTAACATAGCTGTTTTCATTGCTGTAATTGCAGTTGCTATACCCATAAATGCACTTGCGACTTTTAATGCTATAATTGCTGCAAATGCTGTAGCTATCAAGTCTGCATTATCTTTTAATGCTTTAAAAAGATTAACAAGCATTTTTACTGCTCTTGCTAAACCAATACCTATTTTCTTTGCTAATTGGTCTATT